ACCTAATGGCTCTATGTAGAGATTGCCATATTCGCTACGGAGATATCAAGCATCATAAAGAATGGTTACAAGAAATCCATAATAAAAAGTTATTTAAAAGATGAAAGTAGATATCAAAAAGGTTATACCTAACCCTTCCAACCCGCGCATCATTAAGGATGACAAGTTCAAGAAACTCGTAAAGTCCATCCAAGAATTCCCCCAAATGCTTGAACTGCGACCAATCGTAGTTGATAGCAATATGGTAGTGCTTGGAGGCAATATGCGTTTAAAGGCGTCTATTGCTGCGGGTCTAAAAGAGGTGGACATTCTTATTGCCGACCAACTTACCGATGAGCAGCAGGCCGAATTTATCATCAAAGACAATGTAGGTTTTGGTGAATGGGATTGGGATTTACTTGCCAATGAATGGGATGTGGATGCCTTGACGGAATGGGGATTGGAATTGCCTTTTGATAATACGCCCGTATTAGAAGCGGAGGAGGATGACTATGAAATGCCGAGCGAGATACAAACCAATATCGTGCTTGGTGATTTAATAGAGATAGGCCAACACCGACTGCTATGTGGGGACTCTACCGATAGCGACCAAGTGGCTCGGCTGATGGATGGGGAGAAGGCAGATATGTGCCATACCGACCCGCCATATAATATAAACTATGAAGGAGGAAGCAAGAAGCGTGAAAAAATTGCTAATGACAAACTTGAAGACTTCCCGAAGTTTTTGTATGATGTTTACACAACAATATCTACCGCTCTAAAAAATGGAGGAGCAATCTATGTTTGGCACGCATCCTCTGAAACGCACAACTTTATTCAGCAGTTTTTAAATGCAGGTTTTTTATTTAAATCCTATATTGTGTGGAATAAAAACAACTCAACCTTTGGAAGGTCTGACTATCATTGGAAGCACGAACCTTGCATTTATGGTTGGCTTGACGGGGATTCACATAGTTGGTATGGAGATAGAAAGCAGACAACCGTTTGGGATATTGAAAGGCCCTCGCGTTCAGACGAGCATCCGACAATGAAACCAATACCATTGTGCAGTAAGCCAATAGAAAACTCATCAAAGGTTGGCGATATTGTTTTAGATTCCTTTCTTGGTAGTGGCTCTACAATGGTAGCAGCACACCAACTCAACCGCAAGTGCTATGGTATGGAACTTGACCCAAAGTACTGCCAAGTGATTGTAGACCGAATGCAAAAACTTGAACCAACGCTTGAAATCAAAATAAACGGTAAGCCGTATGGACAAAACTGAACAACATAAAAAGGCAATGCTTGATGCACTTGAAAAGTCATTAGGCGTTGTTACGGCTGCTTGTAAGGCGGTAGGTATCGGTCGCACTACACACTACCTATGGATGCAAGAAGATCCTGACTACAAGAAGGCCGTTGAAGAACTTGGAGATGTTGCGATTGACTTTGCAGAAAGCCAACTGCACAAACAAATCAAAGACGGCAACTCCACCGCGACAATCTTCTTCTTGAAAACAAAAGGAAAAAAGCGTGGATATGTGGAACGCCAAGAGATAGAGGCAACAGGAGGCAAAATGTTCCAAATAGAGATTCTTGGCGAAGATTGAAACCAATAAGGTATTTGGACATCTTCTGCGCTCCGACAAAAAGATAGTTGTTGAGCAAGGGGGTACTCGTAGCGGTAAGACCTACAATATCTTGCTATGGATAATATTTTCCTATTCAGAAAAGAATACGGACAAGACCATAACCATATGCCGTAAATCATTTCCATCTTTACGGGCATCGGTAATGCGTGACTTCTTTGATATACTCCGTCAACACGACCTATACAAAGAGGAATACCATAACAAATCAAACCACGAGTACTATCTAAATGAAAACTTGGTGGAGTTTATATCACTTGATCAACCACAAAAGATTCGGGGTAGGAAAAGAAACTTGTTATACATCAATGAGGCCAACGAATTATATTATGAGGATTGGCAACAACTTGTCTTCCGAACTGATGGTCGCATTATCCTTGACTACAACCCCTCTGATTCATTTCATTGGATTTACGACAGGGTAATACCCCGTGATGACTGCGAGTTCTTTCAAACAACATACAAAGACAACCCATTCCTTGATTCCTCCATTCGTCAAGAAATTGAAAGGCTGCAAGATACGGATGAGGATTATTGGAGAATCTACGGTCTTGGAGAGCGTGGTATATCAAGAGCTACAATCTTCCAATTCCAAGTAGCCGAAGAACCGAAAGGCCAACTCATCTCATTAGGCCTTGACTTTGGATTCACCAACGACCCCACCTCCCTTGTCAAGGTGTTTAAGGATGGTGACAACCTATACATCCAAGAGTTGCTCTACCACACCAACCTCACCAATCAAGACATTAGCCAAAAACTATCTGAACTTGGACTGACGAGGTTTGACGAGATATGGGCAGATAGTGCCGAACCCAAGAGCATTGAGGAACTGCATCGTATGGGATGGAATGTCAAGCCAACGGCTAAAGGAGCGGATAGTGTAATGGCGGGAATAGACATCCTCAAACGCCATAAGATATTTGTCACGAAGGAAAGCAAGAATGCAATCCGAGAGTTTCAGAACTACAAATGGCAAGAGGACAAGAACGGGAATCTACTCAATAGACCCATTGATGCGTTCAACCACGCCATTGATGCAACACGCTATGCGACTTTCAACAGGTTGAGCCGTCCGAACTACGGGCGTTATGCTATAAGATAAATTCTAAAGGTTATTTAAACAATGGAACTAAAAGTCATTGTACCCACTTCGCTTTCGGAAATCACCCTTGATCAGTACCAACGCTTTGCTCGTTTGGAGGGGGATGATGAGTTCTTGACTAAAAAGATGTTGGAGATATTTTGTGGCGTTCCCATTGAGGAATTGCCTAACATTCGTTTTAAGGATGTTTCTAATGTGTCAAAGCATCTTCGTGCAATGATGGATGAGAAACCCTCTCTAACGCAAAAATTCACACTCAACGAAAAGGAGTTCGGCTTTATTCCTTCATTGGAGGATATCACCTACGGGGAGTTCGTAGACATTGACAACTACTTAACTGATGTACAAAACCTTCACAAAACAATGGCGGTGTTGTATCGCCCAATAACAGGCAAAGTGGGTAAGCATTATGTCATTGAGGACTATGAATCATCAACCAAGTATTGCGACACAATGAAACAAGCTCCAATGAGTGTTGTGCTTGGTGCGGTGCTTTTTTTTTGGACTTTAGGACGAGAACTCTTAACGGCTACTCTGACCTCTTTGGAGAAAGCGGAGGAGATGACTTCAGCGCAGAATCTCAATTCAACAAACGATGGGGTTGGTACAACACTTTCTATTCCCTCGCTCAAGGTGATGTTAGAAGATTTAATGAGGTATCACGGTTACCCATTCACCAATGCCTTACCTTCCTTTCCTATGAAAAGCACAAAGCGGAAACCGAACAAAGAATACTTAAAAGCAATCTAAAATGAGGCAGTTCTATAACATCACAAAGACCATCAAGGATACCCTTGAGGCACATAGCCAAGTCAATGTGGTAACCTTTGGGGACATCTTTGATGTAGACCTCAACAAGCAAACCATCTTCCCACTATCTCACATAATGATAAATCAAGCCACCCTTGAAGGGCAGATAGTTAGAATGAACATATCCGTGATGTGTATGGATGTGGTGGATGAAACCAAAGAAGACCCAAGAAATCAAAACGAACCCTTCTACGGAACGAATAACGAGCAAGACATCCTAAACACACAACTCGCAGTCATCAATGATGTTGTAACCGAGTTACGCAAAGGAACACTTTATACTGATCTTTATCAGTTAGATGGAAACCCTACTTGTATTCCTTTCTCCGAGCGTTTTGAAAACCTATTAGCAGGATGGACGGCAACCTTTGATGTGCTGCTTCCAAACAATGAAATCTCTATTTGTTAATGAATAGGCAGCAGAGGCTTCAGCAAGTAATTGACAACTTTGGTAAGCGTGTCATCCAACAATCACGCTCAAACCTATCCAAAGGAAAAAAGAATACCACAAGCAGCCTGTATCGCTCTTTGGCTTTTAAGGGTGGAGTAAAGGGTGAACGATTTAGTGGTCAGTTCTATATGGAAGACTACGGGATGTTCGTTGATCAAGGTGTCAAGGGAAAAGAGTCCACCGCCAAAGCTCCGCAAAGCCCTTTCCGTTTTGGCACGGGTACAGGCAGGAAAGGAGGCTTGAGTGAATCTATCCCAAAATGGGTTCAAGCAAAACGGTTCCAATTCAGAGACAAGAAAGGAAAATTTTTAAGTTATGAGCAAACGGGATTCATTATTGCTCGTTCCATTTACCGAAAGGGAATAAAACCAAGTTACTTTTTTACAAAGCCATTTGGACTTGCTTTTTCTAAACTGCCTTACGAGATAGCACAAGCAATGAAACCGAATAAAGAAGACCTACAATGAGTACACCAAGTATTGCCTATCCCTCATCATTAAAGATGGCACGAAGCCCAATCTTCTACACGGGCAAGAACAACACCCTTACCAACGATGAGTTGGATGCTATGTCTTTGAATCTAAAGATTTGGAGTGGTACATCTGCCCCAACGGATAACAACTACGAGTTGAGCAAGTCCTATTCTATCGGTGAGGTAATCAACTTTGAGGTTTCTGATTTAATCCGTTCGGAGTTCTCTCACGACTTTAGCGTATACGATGCATCCTTCTATGAGCAAAGCCCCATAAACGAAGCCCTATGGGTTAATGCTACGGGAGATTGGACTTATTCGGACAATGGTGCTGCGCCCACAACCGCCCCGTGGGCTACCACTACGGCAAACAAGTTCTTGGCTACTCAAGGGTGGGCAGACAAACTAAATCCAACAAACCCTTCAATAACAAGCCCCGTTCTTGCCGTTAGCCGTAACCGCCAAGTGCTATCTTCTAACTACGAGAGCCTTGCCATCTACAATAGCGCAGCAAATGATTTGGGCTTCATCACCATCACTTGGAACAACGGAGATTCGGACACCTTTTACGATACGGATGGCATTGCCTCCACACCTCCCGATCCCGTGAGTGGAGATACGCAAGACCTTGTAATTTATGCGGGAGTAGGCCCTGCCAACCTTAATGCAAACACAGGTCTTGATGCGGTCATATTACCCATCAATCATTCCGATGGAGATTACTACGATGTCATCCTAAAAAATACGGGTGGGGACACGATTGCATCAGTACGCTATACTCTTGTGTGCGAATCAAAGTACACACCCTATCAAGTGTCATTTGTGAACCGCTATGGAGTAGCTGACTTTATTACTTTCTTTAAGGTAAGCACCGAGCAAGGCAACTTCACCAATGACCAATATAAACGCAGTATCTACCAAGACGGCTTCACTACACCATCGTTACAGGTGGGTCAATACCAAGACTTCAATGTCAACTCACGCACATCCATCACGCTGAACACGGGTTGGGTAGACGAGGACTATGATGATGTCATTGAGGATATTTTGATGAGTGAGAATTGCGCTATTCTGATCAACGGAAGTTGGGTATCGGCAAATCCTCAACGAGGCAGTATCCAATACCAAAAAGAAATCAATCAAAAGAACATCAATTACACCCTCACCTTTGATGTAGCCTTTAACGAGCGTAGCCTTATCCGATGAACCAAGTAGACATCTACATTGGCGATTACCGCCTTGACCTATTCCAAGACGAGGAGATTAGCATCAACCTCAATGTGCAGAATATCCAAGACATCTCAAAGGTGTTTACGGATTTCACACAGTCGTTTACGGTTCCCGCAAGTGGAATCAATAATGAGGTCTTGAAGCAATACTACCGAACTGATGTAGATGCCTCTCGTATTACCACAAGCTCAACGACCAACTATCCCATTTGGAATGATTGGATTGGAGCGTGGGAAACGCAACTTCAAACTTGGGGTGGCGGTTCTTCTGCTACATCCGTAGCGAATAACTACGATTTCCGTTTGCGTGTTCCCGCAAGGATTGAGATCAATTCCATTCCATTCCGCACGGGAGTCATTGAGATGGAGAATGTCTTGATGAAGGGAACTGAACCCTATTCATACTCTATTGCTTTCTATGGTGACCTTGTAAGCCTTTCCGATTTGTTTGGTGAGGACTATCTCTACGACTTGGATTTGAGTGCGTATGACCACGCCTATGATGGTGCTACAATCCTTCAAGGATTCAACCAAGATGCTTTGTTTAGTGGAGAGGTATTTTATCCGCTAATGTCCCCCGTAAGGAATTGGGTTTACAATGTTAGCAGTTCATCAGACCCCCGCCACGAAGATGACATTCAATTTGTCACGGGACATTCGGGACACCATCACGGCATTTACTACAATGAGTTAAAACCTGCCGTCAAGGTTGTGAAAATCCTTGAGGCTATAGAGGCTAAATATGGCATCTCTTTCACGGGTAGCTTTATGAGCGACACACAGTTCAACAAACTATACCTGTGGGCGCATCGTTTTGAAGGACAACTCTATGATAATGCGAGTGCGATTGATTGGCAATTAGTCAACTTTGACAATCTCGCATCGGGTACATTTGACCTTGCTACGGATACTTGGACTGTTCCAACGGGAGGTGAATACAAATTGCGTGTAGATGTTTACAACTCATCGGCAAACTATGAATTAGGACTATTTAGAAATGGAGTACAAATAGCCATAGCAGCCGAAGATGCCAATGCGGGAACTACTCAAAGCCAATTTGAAGGATTCATTTTCCAAAATGGAGATGAAATCCAACTAAAGATTCGCCCTCAAATACCCGCTAATATGACCTATCAAGTGACGGGTTATGATTGTTACACGGCTCCTGATGGCATCCCTACCACACTTCAGTTTGATGTAGACCAAACGGGTTCGGCTACCTATTCATTCCAACTTGCAATGAGTCCTTTGATGCCCGAAATTAAAATCAAGGATTTCTTTGGGGGTATTGTCAAGATGCATAACCTTGTCATCGTACCAACTGACTCAACAACCTTTAGTCTTCAAACGCTAAATGCGTGGTATGCGGGTGGAACGGATCAAGACATCACTCAATATGTTGACATCAACGAAGTGAGCGTAGAACGCCCACAACTATACCGAGAGATAAGTTTTGACTATCAAGACACGGAGCAGATTTTAGGATACGAATACCAACGAACAAACCAAGTAGGATTCGGTGACCTAAACTCATTCTTCTCTTGGGATGGTGATGACTTCCAAATTGAACTCCCATTTGAATGTCCTTTATTTGAACGCCTAACGGATATTGACACGGGAGATTTAACCAACATCCTCGTATATAAATCCCAAACAAGAGATGTTGATACCGCTTATGATAATCGCTTTCAGCCCTATGTCGGTGCGCCTATTCTAATCTATGGCGAGTTCTCATTGGAGATTGATTCCAACCCAATAGCTTTTGTTGAT